TCAACCTCATCGGTTTCGGCTTGCGCCTTCTCTGGTGCCTGTTCTCCGCTTTCCTCGGCAAGCAACGCTTCAAAGGCTTGTGCGGCTTCCCGCACACTCATGGCGGCATTATCCGCCAAAACTACATTCTCGTCACTCATTGTTTCCTCTTAGATTTCGGCGCGCTTGCGCATACGATCAATCGTCATGCGCGTGAGCGTGCCATCGCTGATTGCACTTGACAGATATTGTTGCACTCTGTCCAGCGCTTTGAATTCAAAATGGATGCGTTCGCGTGCTTCCGTGGTTTCCGCCATAGCCCAATCATCAAGCAATTGCTGGCGGATACCCATCCAAGCATCCTTGTACAGATTACTTTCCAATATGCGTTGCGCTTCGTGAGCGCGCTTAATCTTTTCTTCGGCTGTCATTGCATCGGCTGCACGGCTTGCGCGATTGCATCAAGTTGCATGCGCTCACGATCCATATTCACTTTGGCGTCAATCTCTGCCTGCGCTTGAGCAAGGCTTACGCCATACTTGAGTTCCATTTCCTGACGCCTTAGTACGCCATCTTGTGCAATGCGATCACGTTCACGATCATCGGCACGAATCATCTTTTCGCGCTCAAGGGCAAGCTCGGCGGCTTTCTTTTCAATGTCAGCCTGAATCGCTTGAACTTGCACCGCGGTGAGTGCCTCGGACGGATCGGGACGCGGTTGTTGTTGCGGTGGACTGTAGTCCATGGGCAACTGATTGATAAATTGCGTCGTGTCCTTGTATCCCGCCAACTCGATAATCTTAGTAAGCGTTCCTGCGTACTGACCAACCGTTACTAATGGATTATTTGGCCCAAGACTTTGCAGGATTTGCTCTTGCTTGGCGGCAATGGCTTGCAGGAATTGCAAACGCTCATCGCTATTGCCCGTTCCAAGGCCAACATTCACGCTCACATCCATCATGGCGTCCCATCCACGCGGATCCACTTCAATCCACTGGTTGCGCAGACGGACAACACGAGGTTTGTCTTGGTTTTGCGTGATCAGGCGCAACAATCCTTTGAATAACCGCTTCATGCCGATTTCGGCAAAGATGCGGGCAATCAGTTCAATGTGTTGCTGCGCGGCTTGCACGGTTGCTTGCACCGCCAGGCGTGTTGTCGATTGCAAAGCATCAGCGTTAAGACCCATGGACGCTTTAGACATGCCAGTGCGCGCTTCTTTTACCTGATCCATGTACTCAATCATGCTAAACGCTTGCTGACCAACGAATGGCGTCGAAAACGGTTGAACCATACCCGGTGCGCGCATCCTGATAATGGCACCATTCTCATTGTTCAGCACATCATCCATATTCACCTGGCCTTCAACCACCGCGGTGCGCGGGTGAATGGATTGCGCCAAGGAATCAAGCATATTGCGCAGGATCACGGACTTGATGCGCTGAATATCCATCGTCACATCAGCCGTGGACATACCAAAAAAGGTATGCGGCTCAGGATCGGGTACAAAGTAAGTGAACGGAATATCGTCAGCGGGTTCGTTCGCCACAATCTTGTAGGACGGGCCCATGGTGCAAATCTTGCGTAACTCGGCAAGCCCATCACCATCCATATCCATGCGGATATAGGCTTCCAGGTATAGGATTCTGCGCTGCGCGGGATTGTTGTCGCTTTCGCCAAACATCATTTGCGCTGGATTGCGGGCAATGCGCTCAATGTTCGTGTCTAACTCATCCTCACCCGTGTTGGCTTCAACCTCTTCCTGGTCATAACCCATGGCAACCAGTTCGCTGACTGTTGCCAACTTGCGATGAGCCACAATGTCAGCGTCATCAAACGTGCGGGCGCGTCTGTCAATGATGAATTCTTCAGGCGCAAGCGATTCAACGCGAAACTTCTTGTGTGTAATGCGGCGGCTTACTTTGACTTCGTGAACCAACACGGTTGGCGTAAGTTGCTGGCCGGTGATCGGATCAATAATCGGTGGTTGCGCGTTGGGATCTGGTTCGCTTTGCAGATCAACCATTTCAACGCCATCCTGACTAAGCAGCAATGTCAGTTGAGCGTCATCCATGCCGGAATAAGACTCGTTTTTGATCTCGGTTCGCTCGTCAACCCACCACTTGATCACGCCCGTCTTGCGCACCAAAGCGTCTTTAAATGCCGAGTGAAGCGTAACGAAGAAATTGTTGTCCTCGTTCAAGATGTATTTCACATAATCCGTGGCTTGCTCTGCCATCGGCACATCTTCTTTTGAGCGCGGAATGTACTGAACAACGTTCTCGCTACTAAAGAATATGCGCATCAGGCTTGGCAAAATAGCCTGTACGGTATCGCGCACATCCATTGAAACAACCTGGCTGCGACCCTCTTCTTCATCGCCAAAAGGATCGCCAAAGTAATACTCGGTGGCTTTGGCGCGTAAGTTGCCAATCTCAAGGTCAATGAAGTTAACGGCATCCGTTAACTCGGCGGCAACAATAGCTTGAACTTCTGTATCGTCCATGGGTTCGCCAGACTTCGCGCCGGTTTCGAGTTCCGTTTCAATGTCCATAGCTCACCATTTGACCTTGTTTGCCCAATATGCGGCGCTCATTTTACCCTTGGCAATGTTTGCTGCGTGACGCGCTTTGAACGCCTCGTTGCGTTTTGATCCTTCAGGACTTCCGCTTACGCCTTGTTGCCCGAAACGGATCAGCTTGACCTCATCACCCGATTTCGCCAAAACAGCATGGCTTTTTGTAGGGTGACTTGGCGTTTTCTTTGGCTTGTTGTAACCGGAAAACGTTTCTGATCCTCGCTTAATCACGCCATTCAACCTTGTTGCGGGAAGTTTGACCGATAGAAACGCATAGCTTGCATTGAGCGTCGACTATCTTGGGTTCGTGTGATGGGGCCGCCAACAAGCCATGCGTCGCATGTTCTTGCCGCGGCGCACTTGAAATGGAAGAGTTCGCAATAACCGAGGTTTGCGGCTTCTTGAACAACATCCTCCAAATCTGATTCATCACCTTCATCATCGCTTTCTTCGCCTTCCATGGCGGCGTTTTCAGTGTCGCCCTCGTAATCGTCGTCGCTTTCTTCGCCATCTTCGCCGTGCATACCGTCTGTGATGCACTCGATCATCTCTGGCGTCTGAATAAACGCTGCGCAGTTACCGCAACGCATGCTCATGGCTTGCTCTAAGTCAGTGTTCCAAGTCTTTGATTTTGCTTGCCAAAATTCATCGTTTGGCATTTCAGGGTTAGCAGGGCCATAACCCACGTTGGCAAAAGCCCAATTCCTGTTCTTTAGGTTCGCCAGTGCATCCGTTGTTTCAATAGGGCATTGCATTACATCGGCTTCCGCGTGATCCCTGCCTCGGAAAGCGCAATCGCAACAGCTTGCTTGGGATTCTTAACCTTCGGGCCTTCCTTGCTACCGGAATGCAACTTGCCCGCTTTGTATTCCTTCATCACTTTGCTGATCTTTTTCTCGGCTTTGGTTTTCTTCATCATGGAATTATGTCCGTCATAGAAACACGCATGGTGTGATTTTGTTCAGCGACAATAGCAATCTTTTGACCTGGCGAAACAGTGATGTAAACAACCGTGTTCGCTGGAATAATAGGTGATGATTCGCTAGCAACTGGATCATTGCCAACTGCAAAGTGGCAGTGATAACCAGCATTTGAACCGTTAGCAACGCGCATTAGCGTGACTCCCGTTCCTGCGGCATGCGATTGCTGGCTTGTATCAGACGTTGTGATATTCGTGTTTGTGCCAAGCCTGCCAACGATTTCGGGCCATAAATGTCCCGCTGAATCGCGCGATTGCTTACTCATTTCTTCCTCGCAGCGCGCATATTGTCAACCAAATTAGGGTATGGGCGGCCAGCGGACTTCGCCATTGCCTTTGCGCTAGCCTTTTCCTTTTTGGATAAAGGTTCGCTCTTGCCAACTGATTTTGGACGTGGCTTGTCCCAAACGGGTTTGGTTTTCATGCGCGCACCTTATCAATAGGCTTGCAAAAATGCAAGCGGCGTGTTAATCGCGCTGCAAACGCTTTAGCAACTCCACGCAATCCGCCAGCAACTGATCGGTTAATTCAAGCAACTCTTGCGCGATTTCGTTTGCCACGTCCGCTTTGACGGATGGGTGGATGTTCTCAACCAAACTGTTAACCGTGGCTTTGATCGCCATTTGCTCTAGGTTCATCCCTGTCCTTTCAATAAATCTGCTGCATCCGTGTAACCGTTTTTCTCCAGCACTTCGATGCAATGGTTTAAGCGCGCTTCGCTTGCCACAAACTCAATCTGCGCTGCAAAGATAAATAGATTCTCTGCGTGCTGATCAAACCCCGTATTCCTGGCAATACCCATCACATCGCCAATCGTTAAGTCTTTCATTTCAACGCACCCTTTATATGTTCAGGCACCTTTGGCA